AGGCCCTGCGCCCGATGTCGGTTGTGCGCAAGATGGGTACCCGTAGTTTGCCGTTGAACAATGGCAACCTGACGATGCCGCGTATCACTGGCAACACCATCGTGACCTACATCGGTACCGAGACCGTTATCCCGATCACCGGCATGACGTTCGCTGATACAAAGCTATCCGCAAAAAAAGCGGCCGCGATTGTGCCCATCTCGAATGACCTGATTGCTAATGCCGGTATCAGCCCGCGCATCGACGACATCGTTGTGAACGACCTGGCGGTGTCGATGGGGCTTTCGGAAGACTTGCACTTCATCCGCGCCGATGGCACCGGCACGCTCCCCAAAGGTATGCGCTATTGGGCGCAAGCGTTCAACGTCCTGACCGCTCCCGACATTGCCACCATCACCCTGGAAAAAATCGATCTGTTCTGCGGCGGCATGATGCTTCGCATCGAAACGGCCAACGTGATGATGAAGGACTGCGGCTGGTTGATGCATCCGCGCGTGTTCCGCTGGTTGCAGTCGCTGCGTGATGGCAATGGCAACAAGGCCTATCCGGAAATTGAACAGGGCCTGTTCAAGGGTTATCCGGTGGGTCTGAGCAATCAGATCCCGGTCAACCTTGGCGCTGGTGGCAACGAGACCGAATTCTACTTCGTCAACTTCGCCGACATGATGATCGGCGAGGACATGGACCTGACGATCTCGTTCAGTAACGAGGCCTCGTATAAGGACTCCGAGGGCAACATGGTCAGCGCTTTCCAGCGTGACCAGACTTTGGTCAAGGTTATTGCCAAACACGACTTCGGTCCGCGCCACGTGGAGTGCATCGTGGTCGCCGTCGCCGTGAAATGGGGCGCTGGCATGTAATCCTTTTGCCCCGCTACGGCGGGGCTTTGCATATCTGAGGTCGAAAAGATGAGCGATAAAGTTGTTGTGCGGTTTCTGAAAGCCTGGCGCGGTTACTCGGCTGACGAGTTGGCAGGATTCGACGAAGAGGTCGTTGAGGGTCTGAAGTCGAAGGGTTTTGCTGAGGTCTACGAAAAGCCAAAAGCCGGTAAGGCGGCCTCGTCAAAAGCCAGTGGTGCAAAAAATTCTGGTGAAGCGGTCGCGACCAGTTCGACCACTGAGTCATCGGGCGCGGCGCCAAGCGGTGCTGAGGGCGGCGAGGGTAATTCTGGTACCGATGACGACGCGAAGCCGTAAGCCATGGCCCGTCGAATCGAGTACTTCGGCGATCCGGCTCTGACCCTGGCGCAGGTAGCTTTCCAGTGCCGGGTTGAGCCAGAAGATATGGAACCGGCGTTTATTGAGCAAATCATCATCCCTGGCGTAACCACTCAATGCGAATCGAAGACGGGCGCTGCAATCCGTGGAGCGACATACGAAGAGGACTGGCCGGCTACCTTTACGTCTGGGCATGCCCTGGACGTTGGGCAGGCCAGCGAGATTGTCTCGATCATGTCGCAGCAGAGTGATGGCACATGGGCGGTGCTGCCCGTGACGTTTGAGTTGCAGCAAGGGCAGCGTGAAAGCTTTCTGCTTTTCTCCGGCTCTCGCCCTGCTGGTCCGCTTCGGATTCGCTATAAGGCGGGGCTCGACCTTGAACTTTATCCGGGCGTTCGCAACTGGCTGCTGATGGCAGCGGCAACAATCTACCGTCATCCGGAGTTGTTCCTCGTAGGTCAGACATTGTCTGAGTTGCCGTCAGCATTTCTTGACCACCTGATAGCGGATATCACTGTTCCTCCGAGGTTCTGAATATGACCGTGCGCGATATAACCATGCGCGAGCCAAGTGCTGGCGAGTTGGACCGGCGTATCACGCTGCGGCTAAGGGCGGACATTCCAGCGCCGGACCTGGGACTTAACTCTTTGTTCTCCGACCAGAAAAAGCGTTGGGCAAAGATCGAGCCGGTCGGCTCCGCTGTCTACGCGAACGGAGTGCAGACCGACGTCAAGATCACTCACAGGGTGACCTTCTACTACCTGAAAGGCATGAGTGAATCGCATGAAATCGTGCACGGGACCACGGTTTATCGCGTGCGAAGGGTCACAGACATGAACGGTAGGCGTCGTTACACCTTGCTTGAGGTTGAAGAGTTGGGTCCGGAAAAAGTTGGGGGCGGCATCTATGGCTAAGTCCGGCGCGCTTGAGGGTTACTTGCACATCGAGGGTTTTGACCAGTTCGGTCGCGAAGCCTTCGACAAGAAAAAGATCCGCGCCGGCATGCGCAAAATTGGCCGATTGGTCACCCAACGCGCACAGCTGAACCTGGCTCTGGGCAAGGGTAAGGACGGCTACCCGGTCAGTCGAACCGGGACCACCCTGGAATCAATCACCGCCAAGGTGTCGCGCTCGGGTTTTATGGTCAAGATCGCGCCGCGCAAGACCAGTGCAATGAAAACTTACTATCCGGCCTTCCTGCACTACGGGGTGAAGCGCGGTAGGCGCTTGGGCAGGTTGGCACCGGGGCAAGGCAAGGGCAAATCCAACCGTCGCGCCAAGGGCGCGCGTGCCGCTGCCATGGCCGAACGTGCCGCCGGTGAATGGCGGATCAAGCCGCGCGACAACTACATGGTCGACGCGCTGCAGGATTCGGCGTCGCAGGTGCAATCCATTCTCTCGGCCGCGTTTGAGGCCGCCTTGGGCTGAGCCCTGGAGCCAATATGAAACTGAGCCCTATCGTCGCGCAGCTGCGCGCTTACTGTCCGACCTTTGTCCAACGGGTCACCGCTGGCATCGATTGGGATGCGGTGGTGGACAGCGCCCATCTCGCCTTGCCGGCGGCCTATGTTATCGCCGCGGCCGATGTGGCAGGGGATAACCGGACACAGACTGGTGTGCTGCAGGACATGACGGACCTGTTCAGTGTGGTCGTCGTGCTGGAGTCCGGTGACGAGCGCGGGCAGGCGGCGAACGACGCTCTGCACGATTTGCGCGCCGAGCTCTGGCGCGCATTAGTCGGCTGGGTGCCTGGCGCCGAATACAGCCCTATCGAATACGTTAAGGGTGAGCTGCTGCACATCAGCCGGTCGCGCACCGTGTATCAGTACAGCTTTATCGCCGATTTCCAGCTGGGGCGTAACCGTCCGGGCGATCCGGCCGAAACCTGGCATGAGCGCGCGCTCGACGGCCTGCCGGGCTTTAACGGCATCACTGTCAACATGGACTGCATCGATCCCGCAGATCGCAACCTGCAGCACCCCGGCCCGGATGGGCGTATCGAAGTGACTTTCTCTGGAGACGTAACCCCATGACTCAACGTATCACTGTGGTGCCGGCCGTTGGCCGCGCCGTGCCCGACCCGGAGGCCGGCGACCTGTTACCGCTCGAAGGCCGGGAGGTTCCCGACAACGCCTGGTGGCGCCGCCGCCAAGCGGATGGCGACGTAACCCTCAAGGCGGAGAAACCTTCATCCACCAAAGCCCCTCCGGCAAAAAATGAGGTAGCGCAATAATGCCCATTGGATTCAGCAATATTCCGGGCGATATCCGTGTGCCGCTGTTCTATGCGGAGATGGATAACTCGGCCGCTAACAGTGCGTCGTCGGCCATGCGCCGGCTGATCGTGGCGCAGGTCAACGACGCTGTGATCAGCCCTGACCTGGGCAAACTCGTGCTGGTGTCCAGCGTGGCCCTTGCCAAGCAGTTGGGCGGCCCTGGCTCGATGCTGGCGGCGATGTACGAAGCCTTCCGCAAGGTTGATCCGATTGGCGAAATCTGGTGTCTGCCGCTGGAAAAGGGCGCCGGTGCAGCGGCTGCCGCGACGGTGACCCTGACCGGTACCGCGACCGAAGCGGGGCTGTTGAACCTGTACATCGGCGGTGTGCGGGTGCAGTCGGTGGTGGTGTCGGCGGCGACTCCGACCGTGGCCGCCGCGGCGCTGGCGGTGAAGATCAATGCCACCCCCGACCTGCCAGTGACGGCGGTGGCGGTGGCGGGGGTGGTCACACTGACCTGCAAGTGGTCGGGTGATAGCGGCAATGACATCAGTCTGCAGTTGAATCGCCTGGGCAAGTCCAACGGCGAACAAACCCCGGCCGGCCTCAGCGTGGCGGTGACCGCGATGCTCGGTGGCGTCGGCACCCCGGACCAGGTGGATGCGGTGGCCGCGCTCGGCGACGAACCATTCGAGTTCCTCTGCATGCCGTGGTCCGATACCACCTCGCTCAATGCCTGGCAGGCCGCGATGGATGACAGCGTCGGTCGCTGGAGCTGGGCCAAGCAGCTGTTTGGCCACGTTTACAGCGCCAAGCGCGGCACCCTTGGCACCCTGGTGGCCGCGGGGCAGGCGCGTAACGACCAGCACATGACTATCCAAGCCATGGAGGTGGGCGTACCGCAGCCGTTCTGGCTGCAAGCGGCGGCGTTGGCGGCGCGTACAGCGGTGTTCATCTCGGCCGATGCCAGCCGTCCAACGCAAAGCGGCGCGCTGCCGGGTCTGGATCCGGCAGCGTCCAGTGAGCGCTTCACCCTGACCGAGCGCCAATCCTTGCTCAGTTATGGCGTGGCCACGGCTTATTACGAAGGCGGTTATGTGCGCATCCAGCGCTCGATCACCACCTACCAGAAAAACGCCTTTGGCCAGGCCGACAACTCGTACCTGGACAGCGAGACCATGCACCAGTCGGCGTACATCATTCGCCGCCTGCAGGGCGTGATCACCAGCAAATACGGCCGGCACAAACTGGCCAGCGATGGAACGCGCTTCGGTGCCGGTCAGGCCATCGTTACCCCGAGCACCATTCGCGGTGAATTGATCGCGCAGTACGCCAAGCTTGAGCTCGAAGGCCATGTGGAAAACGCCGAGCTGTTTGCCCAGCACCTGGTGGTCGAGCGTGATCCGCAGGATCCGAGTCGGGTCAACGTGCTGTTTCCGCCGGACTACATTAACGGCCTGCGCATCTTCGCGATGCTCAACCAGTTCCGTCTGCAGTACGACGCGGCGGCATAAG